CCAAATTCTCACCTGATCACTATCAAAGAGGAATCTATGAGGTATGGGACATTATCCATGACCAACAACTCGATTACTTCTTAGGCAACGTCATTAAGTATGTCTGTAGAGCAGGTCACAAATCATCTGAAGATGAGATAGATGATCTAAGAAAAGCAATCGTCTATTTAAAGAAAAAGATCACCATCCTAGAAAAAGAAAACAGCATGGTTGATCTTCCTAATGAAATCTATTCGCAAATTCCACAACGCTACTGACATGACAAACGTACCTGACCTGATGGGGCAAGCTCTCCAATTCAGGGTTGCTATGGATCAACCTATAGCCAAGCCAAAGGATGATTTATTGAACAAAGCTGAATCACTCATCAGTGAAGAGTATCTTGAGTTCTTAGCTGCTAACTCTGAAAGGATTGCTTACCCTAGACACCAACAATCTCAAGAAAATAGTTTAAAAGAGCTAGCTGATCTTGTGTATGTTTGCTTCCAGTTTGCCGCTCTTGCTGGGTGGGAATTAGATGAAGCTCTTGATCGTGTACATACCAGCAACATGAGCAAGATGGTTAATGGAAAACCAATCAAAGACGATAACGGAAAAGTCCAAAAGGGACCAAATTATAAACCACCTTACTTAGAAGATTTAATATGACTAAATTAGTAGCTCGTACCGGTAGGGTGCAGAGCTGGATAGATGATCCAACCTCTCGCCTACCCGTGTCATGTACGGTTTTCGTCGTGGAGGACAGTTGCGAAGGACCGGAGGGCATTGAGGCTTCTTGGCGTTTCGCATCTCAAGCCCTTCGCAAAGGGGCAGGGTGTGCAATACATCTACATAAGTTAAGACCAAAGGGAGAAGACAATGGCAAAGGACTTATCTCCTCTGGTCCCGTATCCTTTGGAAAGATATACTCCACCATTAATGAAGTCATTAGGCGTGGGGGTTACTACAAGGGAGGTGCGATAGTGTTACATAATACGCTAAACCACCCAGACATACTTGAATTTATAACTACCCCTAGATCAGAACTACCCTGGGTCAAGAGGTGTGTAGACCTTGAGCCTCAGTGGTGGTATGAAGCATCAAGAGAAGTAAAAGATGCACTTTTATTAGGAATAAGGAAGGGAGATATCTGGCTAAATAAAATTAAATATACAGATCGACACTTTAAAGGAGAGAGAATTTTTTCTAATGTATGCCTTGAAATTTACCTGCCATCACGAGGAACTTGCCTCCTCCAACACGTTAATCTCGGTGCCTGTGCTATCAGCGACTTGCCAAAAGGTTTCGTTGAAGGTATGCGAAGTTTGTGCGACCTCCATAGCAAAACAGGCGTTGATGGTTCTGGAGAATACCTCCCACCCGAGAAGGATAAGCAAGTCGGACTTGGACTCATTGGATTAGCAAACTTACTAGCAAATAATGGAGCGACTTATAAAGAAGTAGCGACAGAGTTATCAGCTCTTACCTTTGGTGGTAGTACAGCTGATACCAATGCAGGTAAAATTGCTAGAGGAATAGATGAGGGTATTAAAGCCGCTGCAAAAATAGCCGAAGAGTATGGAATGGAAAGAGCATTTTGTATTGCTCCTACTGCCAGCTGTTCTTATGAATATAAGGATGTAAATGGCTACACAACAGCCCCCGAAGTGGCTCCTCCCATAAATAGACATGTTGATAGAGACTCTGGCACTCGAGGAGTACAGAGTTATGACTACGGACCTAATGTTGAGACAGCTGCTGAAGTTGGATGGGAAACTTATAAGAGATTTACTGATGCGTTAGTACGTCTATATGAAAAGACCGGATTATTTCACGGATATAGTTTTAACACTTGGTCAGACCTCGTAACCTATGACGATGCATTTATAGAAAGATGGCTCCACAGTCCACAAACCAGTATGTATTATGCCCTTCAGGTTAGACCTGACACCTTACGGAAAGATGACGCTACCGCTGATTTAGATGAGGGCTATGAAAATATCTTCAACGAAGTTCTAGAAGAGCAGTTAGAAGAACAAGAAAATAACCACTGTTCAGCTTGTGCAGAATGACATCTCTATACACAAAATTAACTCAACGAAAAAGAAAATGGACTCCCGTAGCAGTAGATAAGGGAGAGCTAAAAGCAGGCTCGGAAGATTCGATCTATCGAGCCCTTGCCCTGCGTGTTCTTGAATTACCAGTCAAGGAATTTCTACAGCAGGGTCTAGAAAAAGACTTACCAAATATCCCAGGAGTAATAGAAGCCCTCGAATCAAATCAAAAAGATGAAGATAAGCATGACCTTGGTTTTCAGTACGTTGTTAATGCTCACGGCACTAACAGTGTGGCAGAAAGAGAAGCTCAAAACATTCTTAATGCGTGGATTGCTGCACCAGAGCATCCCATCCTTAAAGCAGCCATCCTTGAGCGTTCCGTCTTCTTCGTTCTCCTCCCCTTCTATAGATTTAACGGAGACATCGGGCTTAGGACTTTAAGTGCAGACATCTCTAATGATGAGATCCAGCACGTAAAAATTCATGGAATGGTAGCTCACGACTTAGGACTGAAAAGTACACCTCGCCTAAACAAATTGCGAAAAGCCACTGTGGCTTGGGTAATGGATGGTTTAGGCGTAGATACAAACGATAAGTATCTAGATAAAGATTTCTGGATTAAACAATCAGACAATCTTTATAACCGAGGAAAGACAGAAGGGTTGGCAGCTACCAAAAGTAGCCGAATGCCTGCCTTCTTTGAATCCTCGAATGTTAATCTCCCCATGTATGGCTGATCAATTAAATACTCAGGATGTATTTGGTGGTCAAGATTTCCTCGAAAAAATTTTAGAGGAACTTGACTCCGTGTTTCCACAAAAATTACCCGAACCCAACGAACCTCTAAGCAAGATCATGTATGAATCTGGCCAAAGAAGTGTCGTTGAATATATAAAAACTTTACGAGAAGAAAATTATGTGCGGCGCACCTGATATCCCCGATCCACCTGAATTACCAGATCCCCTTCCGGCGGCCCCTGCTCCTCCTCCAGCTCCAGGTATTCCTACACCATTAGCAGCTCCAGTAGCAGCTGATCCTAAGAACCCAAAACTTAAGAAGAACTCTAAGAGAGGCAGACTTAGCCAAGCAGGTTCTGGTGCTGAACAATTAAGAATTGATCTTGATAAAGCAGCAGCGTCAGGAACTACAGGAAGCACTAATACAGGAACTACCGGCTCTGGTGTAAACATCCCAGGCAAGAAGAAAGGTAGTGGTGGTAGTAAGAAGTAGACATCATGAAAGAACAAGCCCTAACCCGTTATCAATCTTTAGCGGCGGATAGGCAACAGTTCCTTGATACTGCTAGAGATTGTGCTGAACTTACTCTCCCTTATTTGGTTGTCAATGATGGCCAAACAAAGGGAGGTAAGCTGCCAGTTCCTTGGCAATCATTAGGAGCTAAAGGGTGCAACGTGCTCGCATCAAAATTAATGCTGAGCCTCTTCCCTGTAAACACAAGCTTTTTTAAGCTGCAAATAAATGATGCTGAACTATCAGCTGTACCAGACATAACTCCAGAGATTAGATCTGAGGTTGATTTATCTCTCTCCAAGATGGAGAAGATCATCATGCAACAGATCGCAGAAACTTCAGATCGAGTTATGCTTCACACAGCGATGAAGCATTTAGTTGTCACAGGCAATGTATTAATCTTTGTCGGGAAGAAAGCCCTTAAAGTCTATCCATTAGATCGTTACGTCTGTGTTAGAGATGGTAACGGCGAAGTAATAGAAATTATTACAAAAGAATCAACCCATAGATCTCTACTACCAAAGGAATTTCAACAGCCCATGAAGGGCACCTTGGGAGATAGAGACATAAATGCTCCAGGCGATGATGGTCCTAAGTTTGGAACCACCGGAGCTACAGATGTAGAAGAAGCAGAGGTATATACATGTATCAAATTAAAAGATGGCCAGTATAGATGGCATCAAGAAGTAGACGGTAAGATTCTTCCAGGCTCACAGAGTAGTGCTCCTAAGAAATTAAACCCTTGGCTATGTCTAAGATTTAATATAGTTGAGAGTACTGGTGAGGATTATGGGAGAGGAAGAGTAGAAGAATTTCTTGGAGACCTTAAGAGTCTTGAAGGCTTAATGCAA